TCTACCATATCGTCTTAATTTAAAAGCTTCATCACTTTCACCTGTTTCTTGAACAGCATTAGGATCACCAAATACTGAAGCAAGTAATTGCTCTGAACGCTCTTCTATATAAGGGGCTTGTCTTACTGTTTGTTCTGTACTATCTACCATTATTTACCTCTCGATGCCGGTGATAGTTTACCACCTTTTTCTAAATGATCCATCATATCATACATAGGTTTAGAACCTCCTGCATTTTTAACAGCCTTTGCTGTAACAACAAATTCACCATTACTTAAATAAGCCGGTATGTCATCACTGGTTCCTGTTCCAGGACCCGAGACTCCTCCTTTTGCTCTTTTAGCCGTAGCATATGGAAAGCCTCCTTTACGTAAATGTGCAATGCCGCCTGCTGCATAACCCATCATACCCGGTGCCATTTTTTCATATTGTAAATTTTTCATAATACGACTATCAATATTATCGCTCGCTGTCAAAGATTCTGCGTCTGCTTTGACTCCGTTATATCCACCCATGTAACCACCACCTGCTAATTGAAATGGTACGATGTTAGATCCTGGACTATATTTTTTTGCTGCTGCTAGTTCAAGTAATTGTCCAAAATCTCCTGGATAAACATTAGTATCTATGTATTCTTCTTCTTCTATTTTTTCTGGGAAAAGTAAATCTTTTAAAAATGCTGTACCTGTTAACCCAGCACCTATTCTATACGGACTAAATTTAGCTCCTTCTTCTCCACCTTTTCTAAAAATGTTTAACATTTTAGAAAAATTGTCTCCGCCTCCTTGAACCGTTTTACTTACATTGTTAGCAAGTTCTGCGGTGTTGGCTCCAGAATAAATCTCTGCTTGCGTAGCAGGGTTTGTAAATGTTGGAGCTGATTGAGAAAATAAACTTCCTAATCCTTCTTTTGATATGCCTTTAAATAATTGACTACCTAATGATTTGCCACCTAGCTGCTGTCCTGCCTGAGCGGCTTGTGTACCTCCTGCAAATTTACCACCAAGACCTGCTAGTATACCAGACAACAAAGCTTGTTTTGTATCTTGACCCGCTATCTTACCACCAGCAAAACCGGCTCCTGCCATTGCTAATGGTCCTACTCCAGGAATAAAACTAGCGGCAATAGGTAAAAGAACTGGCGCTGCTTTTTTTATTTTTTTAAATAACTTTTTAAGAAAGAATTCTGGTTGACCAGTAACTGGATTGATAGAATTAAAATTACTGCCAACAATATATTGTGTTGGATCTATACCTAAATCTGTCATGGATTTAAATACTTGATCTCTAAGTTGAGGATTTTTTTCAAAGACCTCCATTGGAATAATAGTCTCCCCTGTTGCTACATGAGCTAGGGTATCATCTTCATATCGTCCAAAATCTTTAAGAGCATGGACTGCATTTTGAAAGTCAGCAAGTCCGCCATTAATTAGTTTAAGTTTTTCCATCTATCTCCTTATAACGCATTATATCAATGTAGCAAGGAGGCGAAGCTTGAAAAGTTAGCCAATTTAATTCTATAATTATAGGTGTTTTTGTAGTATTGTGCAATGAGAAATGAGCTTTGATATAAAGAAAGTGCCCATGGTCCGTGTTACGTGGCTCGATGCCCGTGATACAGAGACAGGATGGCTAGATATAAAGGATGTAATGAGTGCACCCTTAGCTACGTGTCAAGAAGTTGGGTGGATGGTACACAATAATGAAGATAAAATTATTGTGATGAGGTCTTATAGTAAAGATAAAGACGAGATATCTGGTGGTGGTGCTATCGCTATACCTAAAGGATGGATAACAAAAATAGAATATTTAGAGGTGAGTTATGGAGAAAGAAGCAACAATCAATAGTTTATTTGGCGAAACTATGTACCGTACTACTGTAGATAATGATCACCAACCACCAGCTAAACAGATCGACGCTTTTGCAAAAGAAAAACCTGGAAGAACAGCAGCAACAACTGATGTTAAAGGCAACACTATGTTTACGGATTTAGAAGAAGCCAAGGATAATTTACATAAAGATAAAAAATATTCTAGTTTATTTATTAAATTAAAAAAATGTATCTTAGAATTTATGACAGCCAAAGGATATAATCCTGATAAATTTGATGTTCATATAACAAAAGCATGGGCTACTTATACTGTTAAAGATCAACACATTGCCAGTCACAAACACACCGCTAGTCACTTTAGTTTTGTTTATTATGTACGTAACAATGACATGGGTAACATACGGTTTGAAAAAGAATTAGCTGCACAAACAGGTTTATTTATTCCACCAACCGATCAATATATTGTTGATTGGAATCAATTTAATTTTTCTAGTTATATTATCCCTGTAAAAACAAATAACTTAATAGTATTTCCTAGTGGGTTATTGCACTACACAGAAATAAATACTCAAGAAGAAGCTCGAATAAGTATTAGCGGTGACATACTTCTTACAATGAAACCAGGGATAAAGACAGAACACTGTATACCGCATCCAAGTGGTTGGGACACTATTTCAAATTAGTTGTCAAGAAAACAATTATAAAAAAATTACTTGATAATAAGGACAGACGTGTTTAAATTAGATCTCACCCCAAAATTATAAATCAGGAGATATTATGGAAAACCAAGACTTATTAAAAGCCATAGCTGTCCTCGCTAATAAGGTGAACAGCTTAGAAGAAAACTTTCACAAACACAATTCTAACTGTCAGTGTCAATCATCTCCACCTTCAATGGGAAGACCTTTAACTCAAGAAGAAAAACTTTTCGTGCAACAAAATATGGCACGTCAAGCCATGGCTGCTAGTCAAGATTCTTAGTCGTCTTCAGTTTTTCCAAATACATCAGGTAACTTTGTTACCTTTACTTGTATGTTAGTTTCAATATCATCAACTGTTGTATCTGTTTCAGGATTATCTACATCAGCTTTAGCTGCTTCTTCTGAATCATAATCAGCACCTGTTTTTTTATTCTTTACTTCTCGGTGAACTTCAGGTTGTAAAATAGCCACTTCCTGACCTTCAACAATTTCTTTACCAATCTCTTTTGATTCTTGTACTTTTTTAAACGTCATACTGTTATCTCCATTAAACTTATTAATATTTTTACTGCACCTGTTAATTTAATTGCATCAGCTTGTTCTAATACAATAGGTTGCGTTAATATTTCATTTTCTGCACCATCAGCTAAACTTTCTTTAAACAATTCTATTTCTAAACTACTGTTACTACTATCTAACACTGTTACTGTTGTAGTAATAGCACCACCTGATTGATTAGATAAACGAATGCTTTTAACCAAAGCAGTCGTTGGAGGAACAGGAGGTTGAGAATTTTGATCTGCTGTTGGAACTGTGTAAATAGTTCCTGTTGCACTACCTGATCTACTTATAAATAAATCAGCCAAGGAACCACGTCCTTGCTGTCGATTCATCTTTTAAATCTTGTTGATAACCAAAATTTAATTGCTGTACTATCTGCTCTAACAACCTTGTTAAAATATCAATTATACTAGGTTGATACTCAGGAGTTGCTTGAGGAAACCTTGTCGTTGTAATTTTAGCCATTATCTGCCTCCATCTGGTTGTACATCTAATCGTAGTGTACCATATCTCCATTTATCACCAACAGCGTCACTGTCAATACGAACATTTGCTTGTCTTCCTCTACCTCGTAAGTCAAATTTTTCTGTTGTAGCAACGACTGTTCTTACAACAGTTGTGTTTGTTGTTGCACTTGGATATGTTTTAAATTTTAGTGTTACATCTACAGAGCCTGTTAAATCTTTAAAGTTTGGAATACCTCTTCCTATATGTAAGAAGGGTTGACCATCAGCAATATCAAAATCACCTGACTCAATAAACGCTGTAATTGGTAGTGTTACGTTATCATCACCTGTTTCTTGCTGATACAAAGTAGTTGCTCCCGCTGTTAAACCATTAATAACATTGTTAGTTGCAATCCCTGTTGTCGAATATTCTGTAGCATATGGTTTTTGATAGACACCATAATCTTGCCATGTTGTTCTCGCTAAAGATCCTGTTGACCAACAATTTTCTAGATAATTGTAAGTAACAAATCTGTCAATTTGCGTTGCATCATTTGAAGTATAAAACCATGTTACTTCATTAAATTCTGAGTTAACAGCAGCAAAAGTTTCTGGTTGATTTGTAATACTAAAATCTTCAAAAACATAATCTTGTACACTACAAGGCATCTTTGCAATAGCACCATCAAATTTGTAAAAAGAATTTTGTGACATCCAAAAGGCTGTACCGTTTACATCTACTGCTGAGTGTAAAGATACAGCTCCACAGTTAGCTCCTATTTGTGTTAAGTTAAATGTAAAAGGTGCGCCAACAAATTGTAAGGCATTTAAACTTGTATCTGTCCAAACTAGTACAGCGTTACGTGATCGTACAGCCGTTATAATTTTTGATCCGTCTTGTATTCTAAAAGACCCTGCTGTGTTTGTTGCTGTTGGAATCCATGTGTTGTAATCTTCTTGTGAAGCAAATCGTAAAAATAAATCATCTTTTGTTGTACTTGAACCAATGGTTGTTTCTGTACCAAATAAAAATACGTGTCTATCAGGCATAGATACTAAGTTAAAACGTGAAACAGTAGGCGCAGAAGAAATAACGGCAGCAGGCGTTCCTGTGCCAACAGATGTATCCCATCTAAACGTATTTCCATTATTAACTGTTGCTAATAAATCTTCACCAAAGTTATCAAAGGACCAGTTACGTCCTTCTATTGTAACGTTAGAAACAGAACGAGCCGTGCCCCATGCTTCTTTACCCCACTCATATGTACCCCAACCATAACCATATTGTGATACGGCTGTACCAACAGATATTTGATAGGTTGCTGTCGCTGTAGCAGTTGATGTTCCTGTACTTGTAGCCGCAGTTGCCGTAGTAATGGTGTAAGTATTAGCAGTAGGAACTGTTAATATTTGATATTCAGCATCCATTGTTGCTGCAGGTATTCCGTTAACAGCACCTGATGTACTTGATATGGTTACAAAATCTCCAACCTCTGCATTATGACTTGGGTCTGTAACCGTGACTGTTGTAGTAGAAAAAGTTTCAAAACCTGTAATTGACCCTGTAGCTCTAATAGGTGTAATGTCGTAAGCAATACCTTCTGTATAAATATATAATTTTCTATCTGTTCCGATGGCCGTGTACCGTACACCATCTAAAGAAGTCCATGCATGCATGTCTCGTGCAACACCAACTAAAGTACTATTAATTAATTTAATCCACCCGCCTATTTTTTCTGGCAAGCCATAACGAAAGCGTACCATATCAGAGTCAGTCCAACGTCCTGCAGCTCCGTACTCGGTATCTTGTTTATCAATGCCAGGGGCAAAAGCTATTTTTGTTAAAGGCATTATGCAATCCTCATAAATCTATACGAAAGTTCACCAGCACCGCCAGCACTAGCACTTGATACAGGTTCTGCACCACCGCCACCACCGCCAGATCCTCTTGATCCAGCTGAAGAACTTCCACCTGCTGGGCCACCAGAACCACCTGATACAGCGCCAGGACCTGCATAAGAAGATCCTCCTACTCCACCAGCTATTTGACAGTTATCTCCACTACAGTTACCTGGATTTGTTCCTGCATTTCCTGATCCGTTAGAATTAAATGTTCCAACAGGGCCAGTATTAAATGTTGTTATATTAAGACCATCAACAGTAGTTCCTGATGTTAAAACTGTACCTGAAATAGTTCCTGTTCCTCCAACACTAGCAGAGTTATTACGTAAAGGTCCTTGCACACCGCCACCAGAAGCCGTACCTCCTATACCGCCAGCCAAAGAAAAAAGAGAACCTGAACTTGTACCTGAAACTGATGTAGCACTTCCACTGCCAGCAGTTTCATTGTATCCATTTCCTGATGCTGTTCCACCAGCGCCTGCAGTTACCGTAAGGGTTTCGCCACCTGTTACTGTAAAAACTTTATCAGATATATAAGCTCCAGAAGAACCACCAGCGCCTGCTGATTCACCACCAGCTTTATCATAAGAGGCACCACCTACACCACCAGAACCACCACCTACAGCAAATTGAAAATGAATAGCATTTGCATTTGCTGGCACAGCAACAGATCCAGTAGATGTAGAAAAAGATGTTGTATCAAATAAAGTAAAGACAGTTCGCCATGAACCACCATCTTTTACATAAACATTTGAAATTGTTTTGTTGGTAAAAGATGTACCATCTCGAACGTAAACTTGAGTTCCAGCATCTGAACTTATTTCACGAAAAGTACCACCATCTTTTACATAAATTGGCATAATCGTTTAACTATATTTGTACCAAATGTCTCCATCAGATCCACCACTTGGTGCAGATGTGCTTACTGTTCTTGTGCCATTAGCATTTGTTCCTGCCGTAGCAGAGATAAAAGCTTGTACATTAGTACCTATTGCAACACCTAAATTAGTTCTAGATGTTCCTTTATTAGCCACATCATCTAAGTTTTCTGATTCTTGCATTACGCCAGTAACAGCAGTGCCTGAAAATTTATATTTGATAGATTCATAAGTTGCCATATTACTTCTCCGTTAGTTTCCAACCATAAGTTGCGCCTGAGTATACTAAACTAAAAGCTGCATCTTCGGTTGCTACAGTTAAATCTGCTGTAGCTCCATTAATTTTTAAACTGTTTCTTCCGATTGTTAAATTGTTTGTATCAAATGTACTTGCTAAATCTACAAATCTTACCTCATCTCCTGTAGCAGGAGCTGCTGGTAAAGTAATTGTAAAAGCTCCACCAGTTGTATTAGCAAAGATTTTATCTCCACTTAAAGCTGTATAGGTAGTTGTTTTAGTAACCCATGTGCCACCCGATGTCTGGAGTTCATACCAATTAGTACCATCAGTAGCCAAGAAAACACTTGTTTGAGGATTAATAACATAGGTATTGCCTGAAGCACCTAGTCTAGCTGTAACCGTATATGTTGCTGCTGCATTTCGTAAAAAATATAATTTTTCTTTTGCGGTAAATTGTACAATGTGATTGGCTGCCGCATTTGTAAATATAATAGCAGCTTGTCTATTTTCATTATCTGCTTGCGTAGCAGGACCATTTGTGTCTGTTAAAGTGGTTACTGTTCCTGATGATATATTCTTTGTATATACACCAGCTATCGACTGCTCTAATGATTGTGAAAAGTTGTTATTTGTAGTCGTACCCCAAGCATTTGCTTGATCTCCTACCCCTATTAACTCTATCTGTAGTCTGCTTGAATATGTTGACATAATTTACCTACGCTGCATCTCGCCATGTATTAGTAGCACTATCATCGACATTTGTCCAAGTATTTGTGCCTGAGTCAGGTACCACTTGCCATGCATAAACTGCTTGATCTCCTTGAGCTAGAGTCATAGTTTGGCCTGTTACTTCTACAATTGTATTTGTAAGCGGTACTACTGTGCCGAGAGCCGTGTTGACTGTTTGACCAGTAGGTAAAACTGTTGCTGAAGCAT